ACCCGCTTGAACGTGGTCCATAAAATGAAGGTAGCCTATTTTTCGCCTGAGAACTATCCGGTAAAGTATCACCATGCCAAATTAGCAAGCAAGTTAATAGGCAAACAGTTTAAGAGTGGAATAATGAATGAAAAGGAATTTGAGCAAGCCTTTGACCATATCGAGGATAATTTCTTTTTTATATTCCCTGAAGAGGACATGCGATTTGAAACCATACTCGACAAAGCGAAATACTTAGTAAAGAAACGCGGCATTAAGATACTTGTAATCGACCCCTACAATAAGATTGAACACCTACGCGAGCGCAATGAAAGCGAAACGGAATACATAAGCCGGTTCCTAGATAAGTTAACGATGTTTGCACGGACCTATAATGTTCTGGTTATACTTGTAGCGCACCCGCGTAAGATGGGAAAAGAAGCAGGACGGCACGAAGTACCAACTCTTTACGATATAAACGGATCGGCTAACTTTTACAATAAGTGCGACTATGGGGTAACGGTTTACAGAATGATGGGGCAACAAGAAAACGAAGTACATGCACATATTCAGAAAATAAAATTTAAGCATTTAGGCGAATGTGGAACGGTCCAAATGAAGTACAACTATAAAAACGGACGCTACGAACATTTCGAAAGCGATATTAATTCGTGGGATTACTCGAACTACCTAAACGCACCTATTGAGCCAGTACCTCAAGTAGATGAATTTTGGAACAAGTTAACCCCGAACAAATAATTTGACCCATTTTAACTAACAGGCACAAGCCACAACACTATGACTTTGGAAGCAAAAGAATTGAGGATTGGGAATTACTTACAAACGAAAACAGGCGACTTAACGTGTGTAACAGATATAGAAGCAGTAAATGCGTTTGATGGAATGTATATATTTTGGTGTTATGGGTATAGCGAAAGCCAAATTGAGCCAATCGAGCTAACCGAGGATTGGCTGCTTAGATTAGGGTTTAAAAAGACACCAACGAAATATTATATTGGTGAATTAAATGAACTACATAATAGGCTTTTAGATTTAGTATTATGTACGGATAAAAATGTAATATCATATCAAGATTATTTGCATCCGATTTTATACGTTCACCAACTCCAGAACCTTTACTTTGCGCTAACCAATAACGAACTAACACTAAAGCGATGAGCCTACCCCCACGAATTAAAGCCCGCAAGAATTAAAAGAGGGTGGAGCGTTGATGATGCTTTTGATAAGCCTATTAAAAAAGGCAATATAAACTACTGAACCATAGTACTAATATCGGAAATGTTTTGTTAATTTGAAACCAAATACTATTAACCATGAAGACAATTGAAGAAGCAGCAAAAGGGCTTCCAGAAAATAAAGGGCTATTAATGTCAAGCACTATGCAAATAGCAGAAGTGTCGTTTATGTCAGGCGCTGCCTTCGCTCAAAGGGGGATTCCAATTGAAGAGGAATTACCGAAAGTTAAAGGGATAGTAATCAAATCAAGAAACAATTCTGGAGAAAAATGTAAAACATATATATTCGATTGTGGTAATAATTTAGTATTTCACAAATACACTCTTGTCAAACCAAATGAATTTGAAAGCATGATAGGGGGCGAAACAATAATAAAAACAACAGAAAGATATATGCTAACATTCCATAGGTTCTCAATTAAAAAATCTACATTGAGGGAATCTATTATTGAACTTGGTTTATTATTATAAAATGAGAGCCAAGAAAAAGGACACTAACCACAACGAAATCGCAGCCGAGTTTGAGCGACTTGACTGCTACGTGCTGGACTTGTCAGCAATGGGTAACGGTACACCCGATATGTGGATAGCAGATTTTAGCAAAGGCATTAGTTACTTTGTGGAAGCGAAATCGAAGTACGGAAAGCGAAACCCGCTACAAATCGCATGGGCGCAAAATTGCCCTATTCCAGTCTATATTATGAGAGATGCCGCCAAAGTGAATGACTTTGTGCTGAAAGGGATTTACGATGAACCAGAGGCAATCTAAAACAATTTAGATAATGAATAAACTAACCGAACTAAAGAACCAACTCGTATTGGTTAACTACCAAAACAAGAATAACAACACGAACGAGCAAAGCGGCCAAATTATCGAAGTGGACACGAACAAAATAGTCCTGCAAATCGACGACAATGGATGCGTTAACATTGCAAGAGGTAAGATAAACTACATTAGCGATGCTTCACTATCGATTGTTTGGAGAAGAGAAGTGGTGCAAAGTTAGGTTTAGGCTTCGTATAAACAAAACATAATCAAACTAATAACTAAAACGAACATGGAAAATGAATCTGCATACAAGCAATGCTTAAACTGTAAGCATAGAAGATGGAAACTGTTTGGCAAAATATATTGTAAACAGTTCGGGAAACAAAGCGTTAAAGAGTTAAAAGAGTTACATCATTGCGCTGGACAATCAATGAAATACATGAGTAAGTAACTAAATTTGACATTCAACGTAAAATAAACTATATTTGCGACATGAACTTTTTGAACTATAACACTATTTCAAACGAGGTCGAAGCCAAAGAAAGGCTTAACGGGTTTGTTGTGAATGTTGTTGCAGTTCAAATGATGCAAAAGGAATACTTCGAAGTAAGAAAGTATATTTATTTACTTGATTGGACAAAATAATGGCACACAACCGAGCGAAGATATTTAAACAGGCTAAAGAAGTAATTGTAAAGCACAACCTTTTTTTTGTTGAGGACATTGTGGCATTTATACCGTGCAGCAAAGCGACTTTTTATGAATTTTACCCTTTAGATTCTGACGAATTAAACACCCTTAAGGCTTTACTCGATGAAAATAAAGTACGTACTAAATCGGCTATTCGAAGTAAACTGTTTAAGTCCGATAAAGCAGCTGAACTATTGGCGTTATACCGTTTAATTTGCACTAAAGAGGAGCACCAACTATTAAATCAGCAGTATATCGACCACAGCAACTCGGACGGGACGCTTCGAAACATAGAAGTAAAAATAGTAAAGGATGGCAACAGTTAGCCATGTAGCAACAGAATCATTTGAGGTGCTTTACAACAATCAGCACCCGAATTACTACGATAGGTATAAGATATTTTTAGGAGGTAGAGGAGGTCGCAAGTCGTGGGAGATTGCGACCGCTTTAATTTTGAAAGCCTACAAATCAAAGTTGCTATTTCTTTGCACCCGTGAAATACAGAACTCAATAGGCGATTCCGTTTTAAGTTTGCTTTCAAATCGAATTGAAGCACTAGGCTTAACCGATTACTTTGACATTCAAAAAACTACAATCATAGGCAAAAACGGCAGCGAATTTAAGTTTAAAGGTTTGAATGGTTTAACAATTGATAGCATAAAATCATTTGAGGGTGTAGATGGTTGTTGGGTTGAAGAGGCGCATTCAGTTAGTCAAAAAAGTTGGGAGGTTTTAATACCTACCATTCGAAAGCAAGGGAGCGAGATTTGGGCTTCGTTTAACCCCGACTTACCGACAGACCCCGTGTATGTTCGATTTGTTTTAAACCCTCCGGAAAATGCCTATGTAAAGAAAATTTCATATTTAAACAATCCCGATTGTCCACAAACGCTAATTGACGAAGCCGAATATCTTAGAAAAATAGATTACGAAGCGTATAGCCATGTTTACCTAGGCGAAGTTAGACAGCATTCAGAAGCTCAAGTATTCAAAGGCAAATATAAGGTTGAGAGTTTTGAGGTTGATAATACATATGGCTACCCATTGCAAGGGTGCGATTGGGGCTTTGACCCTGACCCAACGGTAATTGTAAGAAGTTACATAAAGGAAAAGAAACTTTACATTCATTATGAATCTTATAAGGTGGCATGTGAGATTGAGAACTTGCCAGCATTATTCAGCGTAATCCCAGATGTTAAGAAGTGGGTAATACAACCGGACAGTTCTCGACCCGAACTAATAAATTACTTAGCAAGGGCAGGGTTTGCGATTAACAGGAACGCCGGGCAGCTTAAATGGCCGGGGTGTGTTGAGGATAGAATTGACTTTATGCGTAACTTTGAAGAAATAATTATACATCCTGACTGCAAGCATACAGCCGAAGAGTTTAGGTTATACAGCCGAAAGGTTGATAAGCGAACAAGCGAAATACTCCCGATACTTGAGGATAAGCACAACCATTGTATTGATGCGATAGGGTACGCATTAACGCCAATAATTAAGCGTCCTGTGTCGGCTCCAAAATTTAAAGTACCTAAATATCGTTAATAAGCAAAAAACAACTTATATTTGTCAAAACTTAAACGATGCACGTAAAGCACTTAACACTAAAACGGTTAATCAACTTAGCATCGAAGCACGATTGCTCAATTCTGCTTAACCAGTTAGCAGAACTGCCATGTCCAACCAAGTTACGAATCGGAGTAAGAGAGTACGCAATTCCAAACAGCATCGAACAGTTTACCGATAACATTTGCTGGGGCCAACGCCTATACATGGCAAGCAAGCAAACTAATGAGTTTGAATCTATACTATACCTAATCGCTTCGTTCTACCAGCCTATACTCGACAAGTCAAAGTTTGACGATGAGAAAGTATTGAACACATTTGTAAGGTTACTCAACTGTAATGCCGACGAAATACTACCGGTTCTAAATCGCTTTTCGATATTCTTTGCCGACATGATTGCAAACGAAATGGCAAAACTTAACCGGGAAGTAACGCGCGAAATGAGAGCCGCCGAAATAAATAAACTGCAACCATTTTCG